TCAGTCTGGGGGACTGGGGGTCGCAGGTTCGAATCCTGTCGCTCCGACCAAATTTTTCAAAGATTTAGCCGCCTCCGGGCGGCTTTCTTTTTGCCCTGTGAGGAATTCTTGTGAGTGACTCGGGTGGGGCTTTTCCTGAATCGTCGTCGCCTCGACCGCTGCTCTCTTCGCGTGGTCGGCCACCTTCAGGTAGCGTTGAGTGGTCCGATAATCCCTGTGTCGAGCCAAATCCTGAGTAACTGCGGCTGGGGCGACATGAGCGATGGCCGTCACGAAACTCGCCTTCGTATTATGGAAGGTGTGAACCCCTTCAAGCCCCATCTCCTTCAGCACCCGTGAGAATGCCTTCTTGGGATTTTTGACCGGAACCGCCGGGCCGAACCTGATCGGGGTGTGCTCTGACGCTTCGGTGCCGTCTTTGATGTTCCAGGTGGTGCGGACCCGACGATAGGTGATGATGTGTTGAACCTTCCTGGCGCGGGCCTCGGCCACGAGATATTCCAGAAGCTCCATCGCCTCGGTATTGGCCGGGACGAACTCGTCTCGATTGGCCTTGGTATCGGCGGCGGCTAACCAGATTCCCCGCAGGTTGAAATCAACCTGGGAAATGGTGATGTCAAACATCTCAGCCTTACGAAACCCCATAAGGCGAGCGAGAAGGATCCCCCAGGCGAGGTGAGCCGGTGCCCGTTCTGCGGCCTCCCAGATTTCAGCATCCGAAAACGGTCGGGGCATGTATTCGGGTTCGGCGAGATCGGGGACCTTGGGCATTTGTCCCTTGAACAGCATTTCGCCGGTATTGGGATCACGGAGGCTGTAGGCAATTCTGAGAACGGCCCTCAGGCAGTCCAGATAGCGGTTGATCGTTGAGTCGGATCGTGTCCGTCCATCGGCTGTTGGCCGGTACAGCCTCTCGATTGGTGTTCCAAGTTCGAGCATTTCCGCCAATGGGCGGCCTTTTCCAACATAGATCATGACTGGCTGTTGGCGAGCCCATCTGATGTATCCCCAAATGGAGGGGGAATTCGGATCGGCTGAATCTTCCGCGATGGTCGCGGTAGGGCATGCCGGGCCAAAATAGGTCATCAAGTCCTGAATATAGACCTTCTGATTCGCCCAATTGCTGCCGCCCATCTTTCGGGCGCTAAACGCGGCAACGGCCTGACTGAGGGTGAAAGTGGCTGGCGATGTGATTTCGACCGGCTTGTTGGCTCCTTGACGAATCAGAGCCCCGCGAACCATGGCCTCAATCCGCTTCGCTTCGGTTTTCGTGGTCGCGTGTTTGCCGGTGCCTGGGTCGTCGCAATAGCCTTGATGGCGTGTCCCGTCTAACCGGAAATCAAAGCGCCACTTACCGCGCGCTTTATTGTAGCAAACGCTCATGAATTGATGACCTTCCGTGCCACCCTCAGCGAGGGGAAAACCGTACTCCAATGCTCTTTAAAAATGCCATAGCCTCTTTATGTTCGGCGGTCGTGGCGGGGCTTCGGTGAGGGGGGGACCTAGTTGATTCGCTGGAGCGGTTTTTGGGCTGCTTTGCCAGGGCGTTACGCTCCCGGTACATCTGGACCGATGAGAGATAAATCCTCACGCCACGTTTTTTCACGCCGATGCGGTGTCCCTCGAATTCGCCCGCCTCAAGAAGGCGGCGAACCGTTGAATCGTCGCAGCCAAGCAGGGCAGCGGCATCCTTGACCGTAATAGACCGGTCAAGCGGTTGGCTGTCTGTATCTGCCGGGTCGGAGGCGAGGCGGAGGTGTCGCATTCTATTCAGACGGGCAGGGTGTCGTGGGTGGCAGTGCGGGCGGAGTGCCAAGCCTTGATAATCCTGGCCTTGGCCTCGGGCGATATAGGTGGAGCGACAGGCGTGTCTGGCTGGCGGATCGTGATCGCGGACATGGTGGCGTCTCCGTTAGAGCATCAAATCAGTGAGCTGCTCGAGCCAGCGGCAGGCGGCGATATCCCCGCGTTCGGCCTTGATCGGCCAGGGCGCGGGGGCGGGCAGGGGGTGGACCCACGGGGTAAGGGGGGTAGCGAGCAGGTCGCGGCGCTCGGTCGCCAGAGCGATCTTGTCGGCAGTGTTGATCACCGTCCGCCAGCCCTCCGGGACCGGCCAGGGCAGGCCTGCGGCATCGTAGATCGCCCGGTCATGCAGTCCCTTGAGCTGATCGACCGCATGGGGAACGCCCAATTCGGCCAGGGCCTCGGCCACCGGGGTGGCGATATCGCCGATATGGGCCTCGTGCGCGTCGTGGATCAGGGCGGCGAGGCTCAGGCGGCGGGCGATGGTGTGGTCGCGGCGGGCATTGTCCAGCGCGGTGATGATCCGCGATGCGGCGTGGTCGGGGCCATCCTGGAGATAGATGCAGCCCCGTGCGGCCTGAATCAGCAGGTCGGCGTAGCGGTTGGAGATGATCGCGCCGCCGATCAGCGTCTCGACCAGTCGGCAATGCTGGGCCACCGAGTAGTGCGGGACCATCACCGCGCCGGTGAAGCGGCAGAGCTTGCCCAGAGCCTCGGCGATATCGCGCCAGCGGATGTCGGCGGCGGTGGGGGACAGCAGCGGCACGGCGGCCCCGCTGACCATGTGTTTCAGGATCACGGGCCGGGGCGGGGCGCTGGTGGCGGCGGGCGGCATGTCAAAACTCCTCTTGCGCGGTGCGGGCGGCGTGGGTGGTGCCGGGGCGCGGCATCCACCGGCGCGGCGGCAGGGGGTGGATTGAGGCGGCAGGAATCGGGGCGGACAGCCCCAGGGCGCGGCCGCGCCGCCAGCCCTCGGACAGGGCGGCCTCGTGCGCCGTAAAAGGGTTGTCGATGTCGAGCCCGGCCTTGGCGGCGGTGGCTCCGGCATAGGCGGCCAGCACCCGACCCGGAGCACCGCCCTTTTCCCTGGCCTCGGTCACCATCCGGTCGTGCTCGATTTGGGCGGTCGTGCGGAGGGGCATGTCAGCGGCCCTCCCGTTCGGCGGTGGTGATCGCGGCCCAGGCGCGGGCCAGGCGGTCGCGCACCGCTTCCATTTCCGTGGCGAGATCGTTGAGGCCTATGTCGGCAAAGCGGTCGGCGGCGGCGTCAAGTCTGCCGTAGAGGAGGGCGTAAGAATCAAACGACAGCGGCTGTTGGCTGCGGGGAATCTCTCTGAGCGGTTTGCGGGCCATGGCTTGGTCCTTCCCTCTGCCGGATGGCGATGTCTGAAATTAATTCAGATATCGGAGGGCGTGCAAGCTTAATCTGAATTTTTTTCAGGAAGCGACTCGCGGAGCACGGGTTACGGTTGATCGGCGCAATCAACTCGGGGGCGGGAATGCTGCGGTCGGTGGTCTTTGGGTGTCTCGCTTTGGTAGCAGTTACTGGTTTGGCCTCGCCCCCGGCCGCCGCCGCCGTGGCGATCGATCTCCCCGCGATCGTCGGCCAGTCCAAGGCCACCGTCGCCCAGGTGCTGGGCAAGCCCGCCAAGTGCGAGCAGTCAAAATATGGCGAGCGTTGCGCCTATCGCGGCGGGACCGAGGTGATTTTTATCGGCGGCGCGGCGGATTGGATCACGATCCTGCCTCAGGGCGTCCTCTATAGCCCGGCGGCGCTGGAGGCGATTGGTCTGGCGTCGGTCGCGCCTGATTTTACCGGGCCGCAGGCGATGCGGTGGGATGCGGGTCTGCGCGAAACATTGACCCAGCAAAGCGGGGCGACGGTGACCGTGCCGCTGCGGGAGATCACGATCAATCCGGGCGGAGGCGGGACGGTGGGGATGATCTATGTCAAGGCGGTGACGCGGTGAGTGCGCTGTCCTTCTTGCGGCAGCTGATCCGTCGGAGCGATCAGTGCTCGCCCCTGGTTGCCGAGAGTGTTGCGCTGTCGGTGCCCCCGACGGATGCCCCCGAAGAGTCCGTATCGGGGCGTGAGTTTCATGATGCTGAGGATCTGATCGGCAGCACGTTTGTGCTGGTCTATCGCAATGCCAAAGGCGAGGAGAGTACCCGGCGCGTCACCCTGCGCGGCATTGCCGATGCGGCGGGTGATGCCGCGGTTTGTCTCCGCTGCTGGTGTCACGAGCGCAACGCCTTTCGTTCGTTTCGTAGTGACCGGGTGGTCCGGGTGATTGATCTTGATGGAGAGGTCCATCTTCCGGCCCGGTTTTTTGCTGATCTGCTGGCCGGTGTCGTGGCGGCGGCCCCTGTCCCCGCTTGGGATGGGCATTTGCCGCCGGTCCCGGCCCCCGTCATCGACCAGCCCGCACCGCATCGGGCCGAGCCGCCGGGCCACGCGCAGAGGCGGGTGGCACGAGACGGTATCCGGGTCCTGGTCGGGTTGTCGCGGTCGGATGGTTGGATGGCCCCGGAAGAGGTTGAGGTTATCCTCGATTACATCGCGGCGCGGGCCGATCTTGACGGGATCGCCACCACCGAGGCGGATCGTGTCGCCCTGACGCCCTATTTGCGGCGGATGTATCCGCAATCGACGGTGATGGATGAGTGCCTGACCCGCCTTGATGCCGAGGCAGCGGAGGCGCGGCGATTGTTCACGCGGGCGGCGATTCGTCTGGTCGAGGCCGATGGCGTCCAGTCTCCGGAAGAGTTCGCGTTGTTGCTCGATCTCGGCGATCGGGTCAGGTCCGCTTGATCCCTATCACCGGGCCGGAGGCGATGCGGGGGATTGGGATGAATCCGGGTAGAGGTGGGACGGTAGGGATGATCTATGTCAAGGCGATGAGGCGGGGTTTGACGGTGGCGCTGGCGGCCCTGGTCGTGCTGGCTTTGACGATCCCCGAGGCGGAGGCCCGGGGTGGTGGTGGGCATCGGGGCGGCGGGTCGCATCGGTCTTATCACAAGGCGCGGACGACGCATGTCCATATCCACGTCCCCCGGGCGGCCAAGTCAAAATCGGCATCGGCAAAGTCGTCGGCCCGGGCCAATCAGGCGCGTGGCACCGTGGGAGGTCCGCCCCCGATCGATTGCGCCCGGCCTAATCTGACCGTCGATGAGATCGCCTTTTGTCAGGCATCGCCGCAATCCGGTGGGGTGGGCAAGTCCCCGGCCGGACGGTGAGGGTTTTGTCGGTCGATCGTGGGTAGTATCTCGGTTTGAAATCTGACCGTCACTTTGCGGTTAGATAATTACTGAATACACATTATGTATGTATGTATGTTTTTAAGCGTTGATATGAACGGAAAAATTATGGAAAAGATCGTTGAGGTAATTCTTAGGTGGGGTCTTCCAGCTGTAACGGCCTTTGCAATATTTCTATTTTCACAAGTTTTATCTTTAAAAGATGATATTCAGAAAATAAATCTTGCTTTATCAGAATATAGAAAAATTGGTGAAATTGAACTTGAAAAAACTAAAGAGTGCGCCTCTCTTGGGAATAGGGTAATACAAGAGGTGAAGGTGTTAGATTCTTATACTGCTCAGGCGGCGCGAGACATTTTTATCAAAAGAGGATGCGAATTTTTACAGAAGAATGTTGAATGAATGTTTGTTCTGGTAAAGCTTTTCATTTGAACTGGGCGCTAATGCCGTATCCCGCTTTTTGTACGGGTCGTGCTTCGGGGCATCCGCCGTCACCGTCTGATTCGTCGCTTGCGTGATATCCGGTCGCGGAATCGGGCGGTCTCGGTCAGGCCCGCTTGATCCACACCACCGGCGCACACCAGGACAAGGTGACGTCGGGGATTGGATCGGCGGCGTAGGACAGCAAGGTAAACGTCCCGAGCGCCGCGCCCTTGACCACCCGCTTGATATAGCCCAGTCCGTCGCTTGTCTGGACGACGCAATCCTTACCTAGGCAAGCGGCGAGGTCGCCATTGCTGACCCGCGAGCAGATCAGATAATCGCCGGGGCGATAGACCGGGGCCATCGATGCGCCGCGCACCACCACCGCGATCGGGTCGGCGGCGGCAAAGTCGAGGGACAGCTCGCCTAGCTCGGCCTCGGCGGCGGGCATAAACATCTCACCCGCACCGACATAGCCGACCACCGGCACCGCCGACAGCTCAGGTCCGCTCCCATCCCGCAACCAGATCAGATTGACGCCCAAGGCGTCGGCCATCCGGCGCAACGTATCGCCGCGCGGCTGCGCCACCACGCCCGAGGTGTATTTGTAGATGTTGTTGGCGTCGATCCCGGTCCGTGCCGACAGCTCGGATTGCGTCCAACCCTTGCGGGTGAGCGCTCTGACCAGCCTCACATGCCACTGTCCATTGTCCATGGCGTTACCGTGGCTCNGCCCCCCCGGCGAGGGCAGGGAAAAATAAGCTGGACGATCTGAATTAAATTCAGATAAGTTTGGGCCATGGATACGACATGGACCATAGACACGATCATTGAGGCCTGCGGCGGGACCGTTGCCGTCTCCGTCGCGCTCAATCTCACCGATGGCGCGGTATCCAAGATGCGCCGCAACGGCATCCAGGACCGGCATTGGCGTGTCTTGATCGCACTGTCCGGCGGTGCCTTTGGTCCCGACGATCTCTACCGTGCCAACGAGCGGACTCGTGGCGGGGCCGGTGCCAACGGAGCCGCCGCATGAGTCCGCGCCTCTCATCATCCCTCCGCCAGATCGGCCAGACGCAACGCGTCGGCGGCGATCTGTTCGGCGCGGGTGACGGCGCGGTGGTCCTTGGCCTCGATCGCGGCGGCGCGGGCCACTCCCGACGCCACCGCCACCCGGCGGGCACTGGCAGCCATCGCCTCATCCAGGCGGCGGCACCACTCGGCGCGGGCGGGATCGCCCCAGCCCGGAGCCTCGGCCAAAAGGGCGTCGATATCCTCGGTCATGCACTCCCTCCGCGTCCTGATTGCGTCACGGTGGGGCAGGTAGAGGGGCAAAACCATGTCTGAGTCTGGTCTGATCTCCACCGATTTGGTCCGGCGCGTCACCTCGGACGCTCTCGCGCTTTATTGTGGCGATGGGCGTCGGTACTCCCGCGATTTGCTGGCCAGCGCTACCGGCCAGGATGTCCGCACCGTCAAGGCCCATGTGCTGGGCGAGTGCGCGCCGTCGTCTCCGGCACTGCTGACCTATTGCCGCATCCTGCCGGGAGCCTTTGCCCGTCACATCCTGGCCATGGCCGGGATCACGGGTTTGCGCAAAGACGATTATGTCATCGCCCCCGGCTCGGCGCTGGCCGAAATGGCCGAGGGAGTCGCGGTGCTGGCCGAGGCCCTGGCCGACGGTCGGATCGACCACACCGAGCGGCCCCGCCTGCTCCGCGAATTGCGCGAGGCGGTCGCCGCCCAGGAATCCCTGATCGCACAGCTTGAGAGCGCGGATGCCGCGCTCCGCACCGGGAGGGCCAAGTGATGATGATTCGCCGCCCCTGCTATCGCCCGTCTGTCCCGCGCCGCATCCGTCGCTGCCGTCGCTGGCGCTGGTCGCGCCGTCTGGTCGGTCTGCTCGCCACCGCCGTCGCCATCGGCGGGGCCTGCTGCTGAGAGAGGAGGACGGGACGATGGATCAGATCATGATGTTGTGCGGTACGCTCGACGATCTCGGCCACGCTTTGGCGCTGGTCTGGTCGGCGCTGTCCGCCGCCGCGATCCTGCGGGGGTGGTGATGGCGACCGCCCCCACCGCCAAGCCGGACGATCACGCTTGCCGCGTCTGCGGCGCGTTCGGGGCCTTTGGCACCCGGATCAACAAGCACGACTGGCGCAAGGGCTATGTGTGGCATTGCGCCGCGCATCGTCCGGTCGCCAGCGACATCCACCCCGATCCCGTCCCGGTCCCGCCGGTCAAGGATCAGAGACAAGGGCGGTTGGTGCTGTTCCCGAAGGCCGCTGAATGACCCGCCGCCGTACTAATCGCGGTCCGTGCCGCTCTGCCTTTTCGTCACGCTGCCGAGCGGCGGCGGATCAGTTCGGCGCGGGCGGCGTCGGCCAGGAAGCCGGAGCGGTTGGGGGCGATCGCGTCGATCTCCTCGATCAGGCTTTCATCCAGGGTGACGTTGATACGCTTGACCTTGCCGGGGACAACAACCGGGATCAGGGTGACGCAGACGACATGCTCGTCCTCTTCCCAGGTTACCGCCTCAACCGGAGTAGGGGCGGGAATGGCGTCGTCATCCTCTGCCATGAGGGCGATGTGGCCGTTCAAAGCCTCGGTCCCCATCGCAATAGCTTCTTCTGGGTTTTTTCCGGCGCTGATGCATCCAGGAAAGTCGGGAAAGGTAATTCCGTAGTCGCTGCCGTCATCTTTGTCGATGATCGCCGGATAGTACCGCTTCATGATTTGCTCCCCTTGGCGTGCGTTGGGGGCCTCCTAGCGGAGGCTTACGCCTGTCTGTTTCTCGATGCTGCTGATCGACATCGTTCCCTCCCCCTTGTGCTTGTACAATACACATTGGTGTGTATTGTGGCAAACGATAAATACACATTGATGTGTATTAAGGGGGCGGCATGACCCGCCGTTCCGACCGATTCAGTTCCGACGATCGCCTTGCGGTGAGGGCGCGCCACCCGATCGAGGTGGTGGTGGGGCGTCATGCCGCCTTGCGCAAACGTGGGCGCAAGTTCTGGGCGTGCTGCCCGTTCCATGCCGAGAAGACCGCCAGCTTTGCCGTCGATCCCGAGCGGGGCACCTGGCGCTGCTATGCCGGGTGCGGCGGCGGCGATGTCGTCGATTTTGTCATGCGCATCCAGCACGAGGCCTTTCCGGTCGCGATGCGCCGCTTGATGGATGAGGCCGGGCTTGTTGCCGATTCCGAGGCCTGCCGAAAGGCGGCGGCGGAGCGTCAGGCGCTGGAGGCCCGATTGGCGGCGGCAGAGCGTCAGCGTCAGGCCGAACAGCAAGCGGCGGCCCGTGCGATCTGGGAGCGGACCATCGATCCGGCGGGCACGCTGGTCGAGGCCTATTTCGCCTCGCGGGGGTTGACCCTGCCGGTGCGGGCCTTTGGCGCTGTGCTGCGCTTTACCCCCGCGCTTAAATATTGGGTCGAGGATGATCAAATCGAGGGCGGTTATCGCCTGCTCGGCTTTTTCCCGGCTATCGTCGGCCTGATCCAGGAGTGCCGCACCCGCCAGCCGGTCGGGGTCCATCTGACCCACCTTGACCCCGACACCGGGGCCAAGCTGTCGGCGCACGATCCGGTCACCGGCGAGAGTCTTGACGCCCGCAAAATCCGGGGTCGGCGCGACGGCGGCGCGATCATGCTGCGCCGTCCCGGCCTCTATCTCGGCATTGCCGAGGGGTGGGAGACGGCGCTGTCAGTGCTGCAATCCTCGCGGCTGTTGCCCGAAGGCCATCCGCTCCACCGTCTGCCGGTGTGGGCGGCAACCTCGCTCGGCAATCTGGGGGGCGCACCGCTGCCGGGATCGGTCGGTGCCGATCATCCCGACCGGCCCGGCAAGCGTCTGCCCTCAATCGTCCCCGATCCCAAGCGGCCCGGCGTGATCCCGCCCCCCGATGTTCGTCACCCGATCCTGCTCGAGGATGGCGACAGCGCCGATCTGGCGGCGGCGGAGGCGGAGGGATCGCGGGCGCTGGCGCGCTGGTCGGCGCTGGGGATGGCTCCGCTGCGGCTGCGCGCCCAGGTCGGGTGCGATTTTAACGATTTAGTGATGGGGGGTGGCAATGGTCCGGTCTGATCTTGGTGATCTGGGGCGGCGTGATCCCGCCTTGGCCGCTCTGGTGGCGCGGATGTGGCGCGATATGCTGCCGCTGTCGCAGATCGCGGCGGTGATTGCCGCCGGGTCCGAGTCCCCCCGTACCCCCCGCGAGGTGGCGTAATGGGCGCGGTCGGCGAGCGGCGGATTGCGGGCGATCTCGACGGTCTGCTGTCCAGCGGGGGCATGGCGGGCGACGATCTGCCGCCCGATTGTCCGGTGCGTCCGCTGGGGCACAAGGCGGGGACCTATTGGTTTTCCGATCCCGAGGGGCAAATCCGCGAGTACCGCCGCCTGGGCGAGGCCGAGCAGGTCTCGCTGTTTTGCGGCCGCTGCGGCTGGCTTGCCACCAATTTTGCCGAGCGCAAGGGCAACAAGGGCTGGGCGATCACCGAGGCTTCGGCCGCGCTGATTGCCGCCGCCGTCGCCGCCGGTTGGTACGATCCCGACGCGGTGCGCGGGCCGGGCGTGTGGTACGAGACCGGCCCCGCCGATGACGGCACCCCCGGCCCGGCGGTGATCCATCTGGGCGACCGTCTGGTGCAAGCGCGCTGGGACGACGGGGCCTTGATGCTGGCCTCTCCGACCAAGGCGGGGCGGCGGATCGGTCGCTATGTCTATCCCGCCGCACCCCCGGAAATGGCTCCGGCGTTGGAGCGGGCCACTCAGGCCGAGGTGGCGCGGTTCGAGCAGTTTTTGTGCACCTGGACTTGGGCACGGGGCCGAGCCGGGGCGCGGCTGTATCTCGGTGCGGTGGCGCTGGCATGGCTGCCCGCTCTGCTCGAGCGCCGTCCGGTGGTGTTTGTCCAGGCTGGGTCAGGCTGCGGCAAGTCGGCTCTGCTGACCGCGACCGCGCTGACCAATGGCCGGGCCTTGCAGCTTGAGGTCAAGTCAGCCCCCGGCATCCGGGACCTGTGTGACCTGGACCGTGGTGCCCGGCTGCTGATCCTCAACGAGACCGAGAGCAAGGCCGACAACCAGCGGTCGGACGGGGTCACCGAGCTGATCCGCTACAATTACACCGCTGGCGAAGGCCGCGCGGCGCTGCATGGCCGCGCCAGCGTGCCGACCCAGCTTTTTACGATCTTGGGCGGGATCATCCCGCCGCCGGTCGATGAGCAAGACGCCAATCGCCGCGTCGTGCTGCGGCTGCTGCCGCTTACGGCCAGCGCGCGGGACAAGGTGCTGTTTTCGCGGCGCGCCCGCGAGGCGGCAACGCTGGGGCCGCGCCTCTATCGCCGGATGCTGTGGGCGTGGGGCCGCTGGCCCCAGACGCTCGAGGCCTATCAGATCGCCCTGGCCGACGCCGGGTTTGACTCACGCGGTATCGACACCTGGGCGACCTTGCTTTCCGGGTGGGATTTGATCCGCTATGACGATCTCGACGAGCGCCGGGCGGCGTGGTGGGGGCGGCGGCTGGCACCCGAGGTGCTGGACAAGCCGTTGTCGATCCCCGAGACTGCGCTGATCCACCTGATGACCTATCGGGTTGATGAGTGGGCAGGCGGTGGCAAGCGGACGGTCGGCGAGCATCTGGCCGAGGGGCTGCGCAAAGACCCCGGCTATGCCCGTGACGATGCGCTCCGCCCGATCAAGCGCTTTGGCGTCACCGTCTCGGTGGTCGGCGGTGTCGAGTATATCGCCGTCGCCGAGGTCGCCGCGATGGCCTCCAGCGTTCACGGGAGCGTGTAGCGATGCCGTCCGCCGTCCTTTCCCCCCGCACCCCCCTGGCAGGGCCGGATGATCCGTGCTCGCGTGCCGGGGTGTGTCGGGGTCTGTGCCGGGGTCGTGCCGGGGTCAAGCGCTTGATTGCCTTGAGGATATCCGGGGATCGGCCAGGGGTGGCACGGATGCGGGGCGGATGCTCGCGCGCGTATGCGCGGTCGTGCGCGTCTCTCTCCCTCTCTCTCCTCTCCTAAAAGATAAGATAGGATAAGATAATGGCAGCAAATCAATCGGTTAAGGCTGGCACACCCCCCGGCACGACCCCGGCACGCTCTATGCCGGGGTGGCGTGACACCGATGTCGTCGATATCGAGGATGTGCTGATCTGGGCCTATCGCTATCAGCAAGCCGATCTGGCGGCGCGGGGATCGTGGGTTCGGCCCGCCAAGGTGTCGTCGCTCGCTCTGCTCCAGGCCGAGGCCGAGTGCAGTGGGCCAGTCCCCCATGTCTGCCATCCTGACGCCGATTGGGTCCATGCCGCCGTGCTGCGGCTGTCCCGGCTGCAATCCGCCCTGGTGATCCATCACGGCAAGATGGGCACCCGCCCCGACTGGCTCCCTGGCGCTCGTCCGGTGATGGCGGCGCTGGTCGATGGGCGCGGCAATCCCCGCCGCCTGTACGATGCCAACCGTCATGTAATCGGCCATGTCGTCCGGGCGGCGGTCGAGCTGGGCGACGGGGTCGTGATGGTCGGGTGGGATATGGACGTCGTCTCCGCGTGCCTGCCGCTGCGGTAGGCGGGTGCCAGCCGGTCAGCCCTGCCCGCATTGCGCGGCAGTTGCGGCGGAGCGAAAGCGCCAGATCGACCGGGATCGCGGCACCGCCGCCAGTCGGGGCTATGACGCCCGCTGGCAAAAGTACCGCGCCGCATACCTCCGCGAGCATCCGCTGTGCGAGTGCCCCGACTGTCAGGCCGGGCGGCTGCGGGTCCGTGCCGCCTCGGTGGTCGATCACGTCAAGCCGCATCGGGGCGACCAAACGCTGTTCTGGGACCCCAAGAATCACCAAGCGATGCACGAGGACTGTCACCGATCGAAGACGGCTCGCGAAGACGGAGGCTTCGGCAACCCTCGCCGCTCTGGGGCTGGTCACTGCACCAGGGGTTGCCGATGACGGGCCGGGAGGGGGAGGGGGGGCAAATCTCTCCACCCTTCCTGATCCCAGACCGAGGTCCCCCCTCATTTTTTGTGTGCGCGAAATTCCGAAAACTTTTTTTGGATCAATGACATGGCTCGTGGTCGCAAGGCTGATCCGGCGGCGGTGAAAGAGGCCAAAGGCAATCCGGGGCGGCGCAAAACCGCCGCCGTCGCCGACGTGTCGGCGGATCTGCACACCGGCGCTCCGCCGGAATTGTCGCCTGGGGCTCGGAAAATCTGGGATGCCCTGGCCCCCGAATTGGCGCGAATGAAGTTTTTGCGCGAGACGGATCGGGCCGCGTTTGCCCGATACTGCGTCTACACCGCGCAATGGTGGGATCTGACCACCTCGATCGCCGAGCTGGGCGAGACCTACGAGACGGTGTCGGCTCACGGCACCATGCAGCGGATCAATCCGAAATTCGCGGTGCGGGAGCGGATCGAGAATCGGCTTGAAGCGCTGGAGGATCGGTTTGGGCTGAACCCGGCGTCACGTCAGCAGATTTTGCAGCGGATGGCGGGGATCACTCCGCCGCCGCCGCCGGGCGGATTGTTTGATCGGGGTCAGGATGGAGCCAGCAGCAGCGAGCAAGCGCCGCAGCCCGCGCCGTCCCCAATCGGGCTGCTCGGCAGTCACCTCCTCAACTGAGGTTCGCCCCGCGCCGCCGATGCCCTTGGGCGGCGAGCAGTTTGGGGCGTGGTTTGACCACAAGGCGGCGGACGCGGCGGTCGCGTTCTTTACGACCTACCTGCGCCATACCGAGGCCGAGTGGTACAACCGTCCGTTTGTACTGACGCCCTGGCAGACCGAGTTGGTCCGCCAGATTTTCGGATGGAAGCGGGGGGATAAGACCCGGCTGATCCGTCAGGTCTATCTGGAGGTGCCGCGCAAGAACGGTAAAACCGAGTTTGCTGCGGGCCTTAGCCTGCTCGTCCTGGTCGCCGATAGCGAATTTGGCGGCCAGGGCTATTCGATGGCCGTCAACAAGGAACAGGCCGGGATCGTTTTTAAAAAAGCTGGGGTGATGGCGGCGTTATCTCCGGCGTTGTCCAAGGTGCTGGAGGTCTACACCACCTCGATTTACTGCCCCGAATTGATCTCGTCTTTTCAGCCGCTGTCGCGGTCGGCCGGGAGCAAGCACGGTTTTTCGCCAAATTTTGCGATTGCCGACGAGCTGCACGAATGGCCCGACGGTGCCCTGCACGATGTGGTGCACAAGGGCACGGCGGCGCGCCGCCAGCCGCTGGAAATTTTGATCACCACCGCCGGGAGCCCCGGCGTCGGCTATGGCTGGGAGCTGCACGAATACGCCGAGCAGGTATTGGCCGGGGCGATCATCGACCCGACCTTCCTGGCGCGGATTTTCGCCGCCGACCCGTCCGATGATTGGACGTCACCCGCGACCTGGGCTAAGGCAAATCCCAATTACGGGATATCGGTCAAGCCGGACTATCTGGCCTCCGAAGTTGCCAAGGCCCAAGGAAACACCAGGAAAATAGGCGATTTTAAGCGCTACCACCTGAATATCTGGAATGACCAGGCGACGGGCGGCCTGCCGATGGAGGCATGGGCCGAAACGCCGGTCCAACTGGTGACGCTCGAGTCATTGCGCGGGCGGCGGTGCTGGGGTGGTCTCGATCTGTCATCGACGACGGACATTACCGCCCTGTCCCTGGTGGCCGAATCGCTGACGGTGCCGGGCGGCTATGACGCTTGGTGGCATTTTTGGATACCGGCGGACGGGCTGGAGGAGCGGTGCAAGCGCGACCGCGTCCCGTTTGATCGCTGGATCGACGCGGGCTGGGTGACCGCAACCGAAGGCAACATCGTCGATTATGACGTTGTCCGCGCCACGATCACGGGAGCGGTTGAGCACGATCAGGCCCCCAGCCCGGCGCTAATCGAAATCGTCGATCTGGTCGAGTTGGCAATCGACCGCTGGAACGCGACCCAGATCACCACCCAATTGACGACCGACGGGGTGGTCGTGGTGCCGTTTGGGCAGGGTTTTGCCTCGATGTCGGCCCCGACCAAAGAGCTTGAGCGGCTGATTACCGGCCGCCTGTTTAACCACGGCGGCAACCCGGTAGCGCGGTGGATGGCGGGGTGCACCCGCATCCAGGCCGACACCGCCGACAATATCAAGCCGGTCAAACCCGACCGGCGCAAATCGATCAAGCGGATCGACGGCATCGTTGCGGCGATCATGGCCCTGGGCCGTGCCATCGCGCCGCCGGACGAGGACGAGCCCGAAACCTACGAATATACGGGAATGTGAAAATGCGCTGGTTCGGACGGGGCACGGATGCTGTTGCGGCGGCGTCCGCCCCGACTCCGTCCAGCGCCACGTCCGTTCCGGCCGCCGCCGATTCGACTCAGACCAGCCCGGTCGATGCGCCGAATCAGTGGCTGGTGACGATGATCGGCGGCACCAGCAGCTCGGGCCAGCGGGTGACGGATCAGACCATCCTGACTCTGCCGGCGGTGATGCAGGCGTTGCGCATCCTGTGCGGCGTGTTTGCGATGACGCCCCTGGTCTATTACCGCAGGGACGGCGGGGGGAAAGCCAGAGCCGACGATACGGCGCAATACCGGCTGCTGCACGACGATCCCAATCTGGTACAGACTCCCTATGGCTATAAGGAGATGCTGCTCGCCGACGTGTTGTTGGCGGGCAATCATTACGCCTGGATCAGCCGCGATTATCGGCAGGACCCGGTGGCGCTGACCCGGCTGGAAACTGGATATGTCCAGCCGGTCAAGGCCTTTACTCGCGAGCGCGGCTACGAGCAGTTTTACGACGCGACCTTGCCCGACCACACCCGCGAGCGATTCCCGGCTCGGTCGATCTGGCACGTCCAGGGCTTTAGCCGCACCGGTCTGGTGGGCCTCAGCCCGCTCCATTACATGCGGGATGCGCTGGGCGGCGGACTGGCGGCGCAGGATTTCGCCAATCGGTTTTTTGCCAACAATGCCCGGCCGGGGGTGACCCTGACCAGCAAGCTCAAGATCGATGCGCCGGTTAAGCGCCAGATCAAGGCGGACTGGATCGAGGCGAACGGCGGCAATAATTCGAATGGCGTGACGGTTCTTGACCAGGAATTAGAGCCGAAATTCCTCGTATTCGACAATGAAAAGAACCAATTAATCGAAACGCGGACGTTTAGCGTTCTCGATGTCGCCCGTTGCTTTGGCGTCCCGCCGCATTTGCTGTTCGAATTGTCGAAGGCAACCTTCGGCAATATCGAGCATCAATCTCTGGAATTTGTCCTCTACCACATGATGCCGCATTACGTGCGGGTGGCGGAGGCGGCGACCAAGGCTTTTGCTGCCCCTGGCTGCTTTTACGAGTTTTTGCCGGACGCGCTGCTGCGCGGCGACGTCAAGGCGCGGTGGGAGGCTTATCGCGCCGCCCGCGAGACCGGGGCTCTCAATGCCAACGAGATTCGGGCGCGGGAAAACCTCAACCCGATTTCCGGTGCTGCCGGGACCGATTATCTGCGCCCGTCCAATATGGCGGTCGCAGGCCAGCCACAGGAGACACCCTGATGCCGACCGCTGTCTTGCGGGCAATCCGCTCGATGCCATGGGCGATCCTGCCCGAGTGGTTGCCGACGATCGAGGCAATTGCGCTTCGGGCGCTCGACGCCCCGGCGGTCGCGGCCCGCCTCGCCGACGGCCACGCCGACCGCTATGCCGGAGCGCTGGGGGCGATTGCCAATATGGGCCAGCGGTTGGAGGGCACCCGCACCGCGACGTGGCGGGCGGGGGTGGCGGCGATCCCGATCCTGGGGCCGATCCTGCCTCGCGCCACGCTGATGAGCGAGATTTCGGGCGGCTGCTCGCTTGACGTCGCCGCCGCCGATCTGCGCGCGGCCCAGGCATCGACCGGGGTCGAGCGGATTTTGCTGGTGATCGACAGTCCGGGCGGCGTCACCACCGATGTCGCGGCCTTTGCCGCCCTGGTGGCGTCGTCGCCCAAGCCGGTGACCGCCTATGTCTCGGGGCAAGGGTGCTCGGCGGCATACTGGATCGCCTCGCAGGCGTCCGAGATCGTGGTGGCCCCAACCGCGCTGGTCGGCTCGATCGGCGTTGCGCTGTCCACCTCGGTGCAGGAGGCCCCGGACCAGTCGGGGCGGCGGTCGATCGAGATCACCTCGAGCGGCGCGCCGTCCAAGCGTCCCGACCTATCGACCGAGGAGGCGCAGGCGGAGGTCAGGGCGACGGTGCTCGACGTGATCGAGCGCGAATTTGTCGCCGATGTCGCCAAGGGTCGCAAGACGACAGCCTCGGCCGTGCTGTCCGATTTTGGCCGGGGCGGGGTGCTGGTGGGCCGGGCGGCGGTCAAGGCCGGGATGGCCGACCGGATCGACAGTTTGGACAACACCCTGGCTCGCCTGGGTCGGGGCAAGCCGTCCGCCGCCTCGATTCGTCCGACGGCGGAGGATTTGCCGCCGCCGGAAACTCTCGCCGATCCGCCGGAGCCGGTGGCGTCGGTCCCTCCCGTCATGGCTGGGCCGCTGGCCAGGGTGCTGGCGGATTACGACCTCGATCTGCGGCGTCGCCGCGCAAGGAGCTGATATGGACAAGATCACCAAACTCAAGGCGGCGCGGGCCGCCGTGTTGGATCGGATGGACGGCATTGTCGCGACCGCCACCGCCGCCAATCGCGATCTGACCGCCGAGGAACGGGCGGCGCTTGACGTGGCGCGGGCCGAAGACGACGGCTTGGCGGCGCAGATCGCGACGTTGGAGGATCTGGAGCGCCGCCGCGCCGCGACCGCGACCGCATCGGCCCCGATCCCTGCCGCCGCCACCACGGTTCCCGCGACCGCCTCCGCGCCGCGCGATCAGAATTTCGAGGTCGGTGCGTTTATCCGCTCCTATGCCCAGGCGCAATTGGCGATGCGCAACGGCGTGGCGACCAGCGCGGCCAGGGTCGCCGCCGAATTGTATGGCGAACGGGCACCTGTCACCGAGTCGATCTCGGCGGCGCAGACGGCGTCGGACAATGCCGGGGGTGGCTTTTTGATCCCGCCGACCCTGGCACCGGGGATCATCGATCGGTTTACGCCCCGGACGGTGGTGCGCAAGCGCGCGACCGTCGTGCCCGGCAATGCGATCTATCTGCGGGGGCTGTCGGTCTGCTCGGTCGATTACATCGGCGAAAACGAGCAGCCCGACACGACCGGCACGACCTTCGGGACCATCACGATGTCCGAAAAGGATTTCGGCGCGATCCTGCCGATTTCGAAAAAGCTGCTGCGCAACACCTCTTTCGGGGTCGAGGCCTATTGCTCGACCGAGTTGGTTAAAGCGGCGGCGGTGTTTGAGGATCGCAAATTCCTCTACGGCACCGGGACGGGAAAGCAGGTGCAGGGCTATAAGTTCGCGATCCCGAAACCGCACAAGATCGCCGCTGCCGACAAGGTGGCTCCCACCAATCAAGAGGTCCGGGCCGATCTGCGCAAGGTGCTGAAGGCGCTGGCCGAGGCAGATATCCCGCTCGACCAGAACAGCCCGGCGTGGCTGATGAGTCCGCTGGTGAAGATGTACCTTGAAGACCTCTATCAGGGCGACCTCAAGGCGTTCCCGACTTTGGAGGGGCCGAACCCGACCCTGATGGGCTATCCAGTCGAGACCACCACCCTGATCGCCGGTCCGGCGGGGACGGGCGGCGATGTCTTCTTCGGCGCGCACGCCTTCGCGATGATCGGCGAGACGGTGTCGATGCGGCTCGAGACCTCGGACACCGCCTCATTTAAGGACCAGTCGGGCAGTCTCGTGAATCTGTGGGCGCAGGACATGCTGGGGGTCAAGCTGGTGATGAGCCACGATTTCGCGCTTCGCCATGCCGCCGCTTTCGCGATGTTGTCCGGGGTCAAGTGGGGCCAGTAAGCCCCGGCCGTCCTATCCTCACACGGGAGAGATGCCATGTCTCATTTTGGACTGGGCCGCGATGACGCGGCCCTGATCGTCCCCGCTTTTGCCGTCGCCGAATACAGCCTGACGGCGGGGGCGGGAACCGACAATGTCGAAAAGACCGCCGCCGCGCTCGATCTGCGCGACCAGTTTGACACCACCCGGTTCGGGACGGCGATCGCGGTGATCGCGGCGACCGCGACCTTGGCCGCCGGGGCGACCTTGACCGTCTCGGCGATCTGGGAGCACTCGGCCGACGGCGGGGTCTATACCGAGATTGGCACCGACAAGGTGATCCTGACGCTGACCGGCCCGACCGGCGGCGGCACGGTGACCGGCGCGGGCAAGCTCGGCTGCAATCTGCTCGAGGCCGAGCGCTTTGTCCGGGTCAAATATACGCCCGACTTGTCGGCGGCCAATACCGACACCGCCAAGGTTGGTGTCAGCTATGTCCTGTCCAGCCCGACTCAGATCGGCGGATAGCCCCGCCCAGAGAGTGAGGATTAACTGATGAGCTTGATCCTCGTGACTGGTCCCGTCGCCCTGGCGGTCCCGCTGGAGGTGGTGAAATCCCACCTCCAGTTGATGGAGGGTGAGGACGCGGACGACGGCTTGATCTCCGGTTATGTCCGTGCCGCCGTCGATCTGGTCGAGGGCTTTACCGAGCGGGCGCTGATCGAGCGGACCTTGCGACTGGTGCTGGATCACTGGCCGTCGGGGCCGGTGGTGCTGCCCCGCCCGCCGCTGATCGCGGTCGAGCGGGTGGCCTGGATCGATCCCGACGGGGCCGAGCAGGTGGTAACCCCGCCGCTGGCCTATCAGGTCAGCCGCCGCGAACCGGCGATCCTGGCCCCGTCTCCCGGTCAATCCTGGCCTGCCACCCGCCGCCAGCTCGATGCAGTCAGCATCGAGTATCGGGCGGGCTACGGCGCGACCGCCGACGCGGTGCCCGAGGCAATCCGCCACGCCATCCTGCTGTTGGTGGCGCAGTGGTACGCGGTGCGGGAGCCAGTCAGTATCGGCAATATCGTCAATGTCTTGCCGTTTGCGGTCGAGGCGCTGCTCGGTCCCTATCGGGTGTGGAGCGTGGCATGAGACCGCCGACGACTGGAGAGTTGCGCCACCCGCTGCGCATCCTGCTCCGGGCCGATCTGCCGGATGGCGATGCCGGGGTGGTCGAGGGCTACACCGAGATTGCCCAGCGCCGGGCCAAGATCGAGCCGGTCGGCAGTGGGGTCTATGTCGGCTCGGTCCAGATCGCGGCGACGATCACCCATCGGATCACGATCCGTCATTTCGCAGGCCTGACCACGTCCCATGTCCTAGAGGACGGGCGGGGCCGTCGCTATGCCGTCCGCCGCCCGACCGATCTGGACGGGCTGGGCGTCTGGACCGTGATCGAGGCCGAGCAAGTGAGGGATGCATTATGAGCGGATCGATTGAGGTCAATGTCGGTCTGGCCGGATTTGGCCGGATCGATTTTGACCGGCGCAAGGTGCGGCGTGCGATCCGGATCGGGGCGCGGTTGGTCCAGCGCGAGGCTCGCCGCATGGTTAATGTGCGGGCCGGGACGGGGCGCTCTTATCGGGTCTGGGGCGACATGCTGCACCGGGCCTCGGCGGCGGGGTCGCCTCCGGCCAAGGTGTCGGGGGCGCTGCAACGCTCGCTTGATACCAGGATGGCCCCCAGCGGCTTTGCCGCCTTTGTCGGTCCCAATCTGAGCAAGGCGTTTTACGCCCGATTCCTGGCGGCGGGGACAGGGGCGATGCAGCCGCGTCCCTTTGTCGATACCGCCCTTGATCGGCACCGGAGTGCGATCCGTCGTCTGCTCGAGGATGCCTTGTCCGACGCCCTGATCCCGAGGCCGTTATGAAATTAAGCCTGATCGTCGCGGCGTTGCGGGCCTGGGCTCCGACCTTTGCCCGCCGGGTGCTGGTCGCCAAGGATTTTAAGCCGATCCCGGAGGCGCAGCATCTGCCGGTGCCCGCCGCCTATGTCCTGCCGTGGCAGGACGACGCAGACGGGGCCAACCGCTCGGCGGGCGGCTATCGCCAGACAGTGATCGACGGATTTTCGGTGGTGCTGGTGATCGACAATCGGGCGGGCGAGTACGACCCGGTCGCAGCAGATGCGGTGCATACGCTGCGGGCCGAGGTGTGGGCGGCGTTGCTGGGGTGGGAGCCGGACCCCGATTACGACCCGATCGAGTATCGCGGCGGCGGGATCGAATATGTCGATCGCGCTCGCCTTTATTATCGCCTGGATTTCGTGGCCACGACCGAGATCGCCCTGGCCGATACCCGTCATGCTCGTGACCTGGCGGCGCTGCCCGCCTTGACCGGGATCGACCTCGCGCTTGACGCGATCGACCCCGCCGACCCAGCCCGCCAAAGCCCCGGCCCGGATGGGCGGATCGAGGGGCGGGCCGATATCGACCTGACCTAGAGGAGCATCACGATGTACGTCAAACCCCAGGCGGGCCGGTCGGTGCCGGACCCCGAGCGGGGCGGCTTGCTGCCGCCCCAGGGCGCGATTGTGCCCGACACTCAATATTGGCTGCGCCGCCTTGGCGATAATGACGTGATCGCAGCCGATCCAGATGTGCAGGCGGCCAAATCCGCCTCGGTTAAGGAGACCAAGTGATGTCCGTCCCCTTTAACCGCATCCCGTCCAATCTACGCGTCCCGCTGTTTTATGCCGAAATCGATAATTCCCAGGCCAGCTATTTCGAGCAGGACAATAAAGTCCTGCTGATCGGCCAGAAGCTGGCGGCGGGGTCGGCATTGGCCGACACCCCGATCCTGGTCAGCCGCACCGATGAGGCGATTGCGCAATTCGGGCGTGGCTCGATGCTGGCGCGGATGCATGCGGTGGCGCGGGCTCAGGATCCGGTCGGCGAAATCTGGTGCATCCCGCTGTCCGATGCCGCTGCCGGTGTCGCCGCGACCGGGACGGTCACTGTGGTCGGCCCGGCCAGTGCCGCCGGGACGCTGACCCTGTATGTCGCCGGGCAAAAGGTGCAGATCGCGGTGGCGACCGCCGACAGTGTGGCGCAGGTCGCAACCGCGCTGGCCGCCGCGATCAATGCCGCAACCGATCTGCCGGTGACGGCAACGGCGGCGGCGGCAATCGTCAGCCTGACGGCGCGGCACAAGGGGACGCTCGGCAACGATGTCACCTTGATCCCCAATCGCCGGGGTGTGCTGGGGGGCGAGGCCTATCCGTCCGGTCTGTCGCTGACGATTGCCGCGATGAGCGGCGGTAGCGGCGATCCGGCCCTGACCGGGGCGATTGCCGCGATGGGGGACGAGGCCTACGCCCATATCATCCAGCCCTATACCGACAGCGCCAATCTCGACGCGATCCGTACCGAGATGGGGGATATTTCGGGGCGGTGGTCCTATGCCCGCCAGCTCTACGGCCATGTCTGGTCGGCGCGGCGCGGTACCCTGGGGCAGCAAGTGGCCTGGGGCGATAGCCGCAATGACCCGCATGTCACGGTCGCCGATATCGAGCCGCTGGTGCCGCAGCCGGTGTGGGAGGTCGCTGCCGCCTATGGCGCGCAAAATGCGGCGGCGCTGGGGGTGGCCCCGCATCGTCCGACTCAGACTCTGGCGCTGGTCGGGATCGATCCGGCTCCGGCGGGATCGCGCCGCACGATGGGCGAGCGGCAATCGCTGCTGATGCACGGCGTTGCCACCACCTATGTCGCGGGCGGGGTGCTGCGGGTCGAGCGGGCGGTGACCACCTATCGCGTCAACGATTGGGGGGTCAATGATCCGTCCTATCTCGACGTCAACACCTTGGTCCAGTTGTCCTACATTCTCCAGTTTTTGCGGGGGCGGGTGACCCAGAAATACGGCCGCCATGCGCTCGCCAATGACGGCAAGCGAATCGGTCCCGGCGTGGTGACGCCCAATATCGTCCGGGGCGAGCTGGTCGCCTCCTACGATGAGTTGGAGCGAGACGGGATCGCCGAAAACCCCGAGGCATTCGCGGCCAATCTGATCGTCGAGCGCAATGCGACCAATCCCAATCGGCTGGACGTGCTCTATCCGCCCGATTTGGTCAATCAGCTCAGGATTTTTGCGGTCCTGGCGCAGTTCCGGCTGCAATACACCTAAAGGAGACCCCAATCATGGGTAAGCCGATTGGCGGTACCGTCTATATCTCGGTGGATGGGACCCAGCTTGAACTGTCGAGCGACGATGTGACCGTCAATATCGACGAAACCGAGCGCGAAGACGTCGCGCCCGGTTATTTTACCGAGAAAGACAATATCCCGACGATTGAGTGCGAAGCCTTTGTCCCCAAAGACTTCCCTATGGCAACGATCAAGAAGAATCTGTCGATGTCGATCACCGCCGAATTGAAGTCGGGCAAGGTCGCGGTGCTGTCCGAGGCCCATCTGTCGGGTAAGCAGGAGGTTTCCGGCGGCGCGGGGACCATGAAACTGTTGTTCGCCGGTAAATCAGGGAAGTGGACATCATGAGCGACGATAGCGTGACCATCCGTTTGAGCGCCCCGATTACCGCCCATGGAAGCGAGATCGAGTCGGTGACGCTGCGCCGTCCCAAGGGCAAGGATATCGTCGCCTGCGGCTATCCGCTGCAATTGGGCGAGGGGGCGGCGGTGCCCCAGGCCGGGGCAATCGCGAAATATATCGCCCGGCTGGGCGGTATCCCGCCGTCGTCGGTCGATCAGATCGCACCGGAGGATTTCAATGAGGCCCTCGGGGTGATCGTCGGTTTTTTCGGGCAGTCGGATCAGACGGAAGCGAAGGCTCCGGGCTGATCGAGCGGCTGTTCGACGTCGCCCATTTCTGGGGGGCCGACGTGGTGATGGATCTGCCGCTGGATCAAATCGCGATCTATGAGGCCAATGCGGCCCGGATCGGCGAGGAAATCCGGCGGGCACAGCAGGGGAGATAGAGGTCATGGCGACGAGCGCGGCGCTGCGGGCGGTGATTAGCGCGGTTGACCGCGTCACGGGTCCGCTGTCCAAGATCAACAAGGTGATTGGCCAGCACATCAAGGCCTGGGGGGATGTCGGCCGGGCTACCGCTGGCCTGGGCGGCTCGGTCGCCCAGGCCTTGGGGCCGTTGAGTGCGGCGGCTGGCGCTTTGGGGCTGGCTGGGAGCGGATTTGGAGTCGGAAAGATCGTCGAGACCAGCGCCCAGTTCGAAAAATTCTCGGCAATCCTCGAAACGGTCGAGGGGTCTGCTGCAAAAGCCAAGGCCGGGATGGCTTGGGTATCCGATTTTGCCGCCAAAACGCCCTACCAATTGGCTGAGGTCACCGACAGTTTTGTCAAGCTCAAGGCCTATGGGATCGACCCGCAAAAGGGCGCGCTACGCTCGGCGGGTGATGCCGCCGCCGCGTTGGGTAAACAACTTAACGATGCGGTCGAGGCCCTGGCCGACGCGATGACCGGCGAAAATGAGCGACTTAAGGAATTCGGGATCGTCGCTAACACAGAAGGAAACAAGATCACCTATTCATGGGTCGAGAACGGCAAGCAAATGACGGCATCGGCCAATAAAAATAATAAAGCGCAGTTGCAGGCTGTCGTTACTGGTATTTGGAATCGTAAGTATCAGGGTGCGATGGATAAGCTATCCAAGACATGGGATGGCATGTGGTCAAACCTGCAAGACACCGTCTCTCGCTTTATGGTCGCGATCGGCGATGCCGGGTTTTTTGACGCGATCAAAGGCGAATTGAAGGCGCTGGGCGATCTGATCAATCAGTGGGAGGCGGACGGCACCCTCAAAGCGGTTGCGACCGAGATCAGCGGTGCCTTGGTCGGGGCACTGAAAGGCCTTAAAGACAATCTGGTCGCGATCGATTGGCGCGGTCTGGCCGATGGGGCGAAACGGAGCTGGGCCGAACTGTCGCGCATCGTTGAGGCGGTTGGCGGCTGGAAAAACGCGGTGATCGGCCTGTTTGTCCTGCTCAATACCGGAGTGATGGTGGCGGCGGCGCAAATCGTCGCCGCGCTGGGTCGAGTGGCGCTGGTGATGGCGGCGACGGCGGCAAAAGTCGTTGCTGCCGGGGTGCGGATGGGGGTTGGTCTGCTGATCGCCACCGGCCCGATCGGGATCGTCATTGCCGCAATCGGCGCGCTGGCGGGGTCGGCCTATCTGCTCTATCAAAATTGGGACAAGGTGGTGTCCTGGGCCTCCTCGCTGTGGGAGCAGATTAAGGCGATCTGGCAGGCGGGGGTGTCGTTTGTCACCTCGCTGATCTCGGGCGATATCGCGGGTGCGATTGTCGGTCTGATCGATTTGGGCAAAAGCGTGTTGGGGGCGCTGAAAACCCTGTTTGCCCCGATCCTTGATCTTATGGGGATTTCCATCCCGTCGATCAAAGTGCCGGAGACGGTGTCTCAGACAGTATCGGCGGTGTCTGCCGGTGCTGTGTCCAAGGCGGTGGTGGGCGCGGCAAACGATAATGTCTCTCAGGCGGTGTCCGGGGCGACAAAGGGTAATGTGTCTCAGGCGGTATCTGGGGCGGTGGCGGCCAACAGTAATGTGGCTCCGCCGCCGGTCCCTGCCGCATCGGGTGGTCCCGCCACCCCGGCCTCGGCTCCGTCGCCCGCTTTGGCGGCGACTCTGGTCAAGGTCGAGGTGATGGGCCGGATCGACGTCCGATTTGCGGATGCTCCGCCCGGTCTACGGGTCGATGCCGGGCCGACCAATCATCCCGGTCTGTCGCTCAATCCCGATGTCGGATACCGGACCGTAGCGACCGGAGTGAGATAATGTCCGATCTGTCGATGGGCAGCTTTCGCGGCGTACCGTTTAGGGTCGAGACCGAGGAGGCCAAGGGTGGGCGGCGCGCCGTCGTCCATGTCTATCCCCAGCGGGACAAGGTCACCGTCGAGGATATGGGGATGGCCCCGCGCCGGTTGGCGGTTACCGCGCTGATCGGTGGCAAGCTCTGGGCCGAGACCCAGGCGGCGCGGGATAAGCTGCTCGCCGCGTTGGAGGCGGGCGGTTCCGCCGATTTGGTGTTGCCCGGCTGGCCGACGATGCAAGTTGCGGTCGAGGGCGAGGTTTCGTGCTCCTCGGACCATCAGCAGCGCGGGCTGTACCGTATCAGCTTTGCCGTCGTCCGTGACGATGGGCTGTCGTCTCCGACGGCGACGGTCTCGACCCGTCAGGCCACGCTGGGGGCGGCTGATATGCTCGATAGCGCCAGCGCCGACGATTTCGCCTCGCGCTTCTCGGTTGCCTCGGTCCCCGATTTCGTGGCGGCGGGGGCGCTGTCGGACCTGGGACTCGGGCTTGACGATATTGCCGGTGCGGTGGGCGGATCGCTCTTGTCTGGAGGGGTGGACGCGCTGTCGGCGGTGCGGGGCAATCTGTCCGGTTTGATCTCGACGCCATTGTCGTTGGCGAGCGGTATTCTGGCGCTGTTTAGGCTCTTTGGCGGCTTTGGTGACGGCCAGGGGGGCCGTACCGGGGGCAGCCTGGGCGGTCTCGGTATCCTGGCGGGGCGGGTGACATCGCCGCTTGATGTGCCGGTGGTAACGGCGTCTCGTCGGCGTCAATCGACCAATCGGACGGCCATCAACGATCTGATTCAGCGGGGGGCTTTGGCCCAGACCGGGCGGGTGATTGCCGAAACCGACTGGTCATCGCGGGGCGATGCGCGGGAGGTGCGGGTGGCTTGGGCCAATCGGGTCGATGCCGCTCAGGCCGCGACCGATGATCCGGCGGTCTTTGCCGCTTTGACCGATCTGCGGATTGCTGGGGTGCGGGATATCTCGACCCGGACAAATGATTCGTCGGGGCTGGTGACCGTCACCCCGCCCGAGCCGATCCCGGCGGCGGTGCTGGCCTATGACCGCTATGACGATGCCGATCGTGAGGGCGATATCCTCGCTCGTAATGGTGTTGCTCACCCGCTGTTTATACCGCCCGTCCCCCTGACGTTGCGCTCTCGATAAAGGTCTGCTGCCATGCCCGCTCCCTCCGATACCGTTAGATTGGAGGTCGGCGGTGAGCTGTTTGGCGGCTGGCTGTCGGTCGGGATTTCGGCCGGGCTGGACCGGGCGGCGCGGGATTTCAGCCTCGGCGTCACCGACCGCTGGCCGGGTGAGGGGGTGGCGCTGGTGTCCCGGCGAGTCAAGGCGGGCGATCTGTGCCGCCTGTGGATCGGCGACGATCTGGTGCTGACCGGCTTTGTCGATGCCACCCCGATCGAGTACGACGATAAAGAGATCACGTTATCGGTGCGGGGGCGGTCCAAAACCGCCGATCTGGTCGATTGCGCCGCGCTCTCCAGTCCGGGGCAGTGGACCAATCGCCGGGTCGAGCAGATCGCCGCCGATCTCGCCAAGGTCTATGGCGTCTCGGTGGTGACGGCGGTCGATACCGGGGCGGTGGTGTCCGATCACCAGATCCAGCCCGGTGAGACGGTGATGGGCAGCATTGATCGTCTGCTGACCCTGCGACAATTGCTGGCGACCGACGATGCTCAAGGGCGGCTGGTGCTGTGCCGGGCAGGATCGGCCCGCGCCGGGGGGGCGCTGGTGGTTGGCGACAATATCCTGACCGGCTCGGCCGATCTCGACTGGACCGACCGCTTTAAACATTACATCGTTCGGGGTCAGTCGGCGGGGTCAGACCTGTCCTTTGGCGCGGCGGTGGCGGGGCTGGAAGGGTCGGCAACCGACAAGGCGGTGGGCCGCAACCGGGTCATGGTGCTGTCCGCCGACGGCAATGGCGATACCCAATCCTGCCGCCAGACGGCGTTATGGGAGGCGGCACACCGCGCCGCCAAATCCTACGAGACCAGCTACACCGTCCAGGGCTGGCGCGCCGCCGACGGGCGCTTGTGGCAGCCGGGGCAAATGGTCCGGGTCAAAGACCCGATCATCGGCTTTGATCTGGATCTGCTGATCGGCGAGGTGATTTACAGCCTGACCGAGGCTGACGGCACGCGGGCAACGCTGCTGGTTGCCCCCAAGGCGGCGTGGGAGTTGGCTCCCCAGGTGCCGGAGGCGGGGCTGTCCGGTCAGGCCAAGGGGGCGGAGATGGTGACGTTCGCGGCTCCGAGCCATCAAGCGTCGTCCGCGTCCAAGCCGACAATCGTCAAATTTTAGGATCATCCGATGTCGATGCTCGATCGGGCGCTCGCCGCCCTCGAATCGCGCCTGCTCGCCCGTATCCGGGCGGTGGTGGCACGGGGCGAACTGACCGCCATCGGCGGCGGCAAGATGCAGGCGATCCAGGCCAGCCTGACGGCGGGCGAGATCAAGGGGGATGTCGAGCATTTCGAGCCTGCGGGCTTTACCTCGCACCCACTGGCCGGGGCCGAGCCGCTGGTGCTGTTTCCCGGCGGTGACCGCTCGCACGGGATCGCGGTGGTGGTCGCCGACCGCCGGACCCGGCCCGGCGATCTGCCCGAGGGCGCTGCCTGTGTCTACTGCCCGGCCGATGGGATCGCCCGCATCCTGCTGCTGCCGGGCGGCGAGGTGCGGATCGAAGGCAAGGTGCTGCGAGTCGCCGTGACCGAGCGATTTGTCCACTCGACCAATGGGCACGGGGAGGAGTGGCTGCCCGATCGCGTCAATAGCTGGACGATTGGGGCGGCGGCGGGGACGCCCCACCCGATCACGCCGCCGGAGATACCCTGATGCTGGTCTATGCCCAGGATTTGTCGATCCTGATCGACGGGATCGAGACCCCGCTGATCGTGGCAATCGAGGATCGGCTGATCCGTGCGGTGGTGTCGTCGCTGTTTTCTTGGCGGCGGGCGGCCCCAGACGATGTGCTACCCGATGGGGCAACCCGAATGGGGTGGTGGGCCGATACCTATGCGGCGGGGTCGGACCAGTGGGGGTCGCGGCTGTGGCAGCTCGCCCGCGAGCCGCTGATCCCGTCGGTGATCCGCCGTGCCCGCGATTATGCAATCGAGGCGCTGGCGTGGATGGTGGACGACGATGTGGCGGCCCGGCTCGATGTCGATGCCTCGCGCTCCGGCCTGTCCACCCTGGTCCTCGATGTCGTGATTATCCGCAAAGACGGCAGCCAGCTCGCCCTGTCATTTGCGTCTGCCTGGGGGACTGATCATGGCTGATCTCGGATTGACCCGCCCGACGCTGGGCGATCTGCTCGACCGCACCTTGGCCGACATGCTGGCCCGGATGGGCGAGGATGAGGTGTTGCGCCGCGCCGATGCGGTTGTGACGGCGCGAGTCGCGGGCTATGCCCTGCACTCGCTTTACAGTTTTGCCCTCGCTATCGGCGATCAGATCTTGCCCGACAGCGCCAATGAGACGGCATTAGCCCGTCATGCCGCATGGTGGGGGGTGCCGCGTAAGGGGGCATCCCGCGCCACCGGGTCAGTCACCTTGCAATGCGCAATCGGCGCACAGGTCGGCCGTGGTGTCGTGCTCCAGCGCGGCGGGGTCGATTACGTTACCACCAGCTCGGCGACTGCGACTGGCCCCTCTGTCACCGTCGATATCGAGGCGGTCACCGCGGGGATCGCGGGCAACGCGCCCGCCGGGGCCAGCTTGAGTCTGGTCCGCCCGCTGCCTGGGGTCCAGGCAAAGGCGGTCTCGGGCGAGATCAGCGGCGGCACGGAGGTCGAGGCGGTCGAGGCGTGGCGCAGCCGGTTGCGCGACCGGGTCCAGACTCCGCCCCATGGGGGGTGTCCGGCCGATTACGAGACCTGGGCCAAGGAGGTGCCGGGCGTCACCCGTGCCTGGTGCTATCCCCGGTTACGTGGGGCGGGGACGGTCGATGTCACCTTTGTGATGGATGGTCGGGACGACATTATCCCGACCGCTGCCGACGTCGCCCGCGTCCAGGCCTATATCGATGCTCCGGGGCGTAAGCCCGCTACCGCCGACGTGACGGTCTTCGCCTCGATCAGCGTGCCGATTAATCCGCACATCAGGATCAGCCCGGATACGCCCGAGATTCGGGCCGCGATCAATGCCGAGCTGTCCGACTTTTTGCGGCGCGAGGCCGCACCAGCTAATCATATCCGCCGCTCGCGGCTGGATGAGGCGATCAGCACTGCCGCCGGGGAGGTCTGGCACGAACTGGCGGCCCCGGCGGCTGACGTGATCTTGCCCGCCGGGCAGATGTCGAGCCTGGGGAGGGTGACGTGGCTGACCTGATCGCCGCCGATGCCACGGATTATTACCGTCAATTGCTGGCGCTGCGCCCGCCCGGCCCGGCTTGGCCGGTGGACGATCCGATTCTGCGGGGGCTGGCGGCGGAGTGCGCCAGGGCTCACACCCGGCTGGTCTCGCTGCTCGATGAGGCCGATCCGCGCTCGACGCGCGAGATGCTGTCTGCCTGGGAGAGGCAGGCCGGTCTGCCCGATGCCTGCTCGGCCGGGATCGCCACCACGGTGCAGGAGCGCCGGGCGGCGGTGGTCGATGCCATCACCGCTCGGGGCGGGGCGTCGGTCGCGTATTTGCAGGCGATTGCCATCCGCCTCGGATATGCCGTGGCCATCAAAGAGTTTAGGCCATTTATCTGCGGCAAATCCCGCTGCGGCGATGTCCTGGGCGGGCCTCACCGCAATCGCCATTACCTGCGAATCACGGTTTTAGGGCCGCGCCTCACCGATTTCAGGGCGGGTGTGAGCCGGTGCGGTGAGCGGCTGGGAAAATTCACGCGGGCCGAAGATCTGGAGTGCCGCTTGCGGCGTGTTGCTCCCGCCCATGTCGTTTTGATCTTTGCATATAAGGGAGTGTGATCATGGGTAAATACGCGCCGCCAGTGGGTGAGGCCGAGGGCGCGCCCTATGTTGACGAGTCGCCGGAGCTGGGGCGCGACGGCTCGCCGGTTCCCGCCGCCGCGATCGAGTGGCCACAGCGCGAACTGCATTACCTGATCGCGGCGGCGGGGCTGAGTCCTAATGCCGCCGACCTGACTCAGGTGGCGCAGGCGATTCAGCGGATGATCGCGGCGGGGGCCAGTGCGGTCGTGATCCAGCGTGCCGCCTTCGCCCCCGGTATTGTCAACGGCGCTCCGGTGCGTTGGGACGCAGGCAGTGGGCAGTTTGCCCTGGCACGGGCCGATGGCACGGCCGCCGATTTGGCGGTGGGCTTTGCGGATGTCAGCCAGGGTGCCGTCTATTGCTTTGGTCGCAGCCGGGCCGGACTGTTCGCGGGGCTGACTCCGGGCAGCCGCTATTATCTGTCGGCGAGCGGCACACTCTCGACCGCCCCCGCAGCGGATGGCGTCTACGCGGGTATCGCCCTGTCGGCGGACACCCTGTTTATCGATATCGATCCGGGGCAGCAGGCATCCAGCGCGGTGACGATCAAGGGTGCCGCCTTTGCGCCGGATGTTGTTTCCGGCTGCCCGGTGCGGTGGGGTGGGTCGGCAGGTCTTTGGGCGAGGTCCGCAAGTAATATTCAAGTGCCAAAAAACCTGTTGTTAAATCCAGAATACTTCGATGGCCCTGGTTGGAGTGCCTATAATATATATGTAGGTCGGAATGCGAGTGTTTCGCCTTACGGGGCGACCGCCGCTTATAAAATATATGAGAATAATGCCACAAGCCCTCGGAGCTTGTTCCAGCAGATCAGCAGCGATAGCGCCCAAATACTAACGGCGAGTATTTGGGTTGCCCCGGCTGGTAGGGCATCCGTTACTTTGGTATTGGACGATTCTACATTTAAAAACGGGGCATTCGGGGCATTTAATTTAAATACTGGAGAGTGTTATGCGCAAGAAATCGGTCTAGCGTCTGGCGCTAAAGTTAGTATGGTGCCTCACCCAAGGGGCGGGTGGGTATTGACTCTGACAGGTCGTCCAACCGCCATTGCGGGTAACCAAGCCCGGTTTATTCTTCACCTCACCTCGGCTTATTCTGCCTCTGGCGTGTTGGCGAATGCTGACTACCCTGGAGATGGGGCTAGTGGTCTGTTTATTGCCGATGCCGTGCTTATTCCCGGCCCTCTGGCGGCTCCGGTGGTGGGTATTGCCGATGTCGCCAATAGTGAGATTGTCCTCTCCGGTGACACCCGCCCCGGTCTGCTCGGCGGTCTGGTGCCCGGCGCTACTTATTACACGTCCCCATCGGGGGCGCTGGTGGCATCGCCGGTTGCCGGATCGGTCAGGGTCGGGATCGCCAAATCGGCCAGCGTCCTGACGGTCGATGCAGACCTCGCTGGCGGTAGCGGTGGAGCGACGGCGGCAATCGGTGAGGTCGCGGCCTTTGCCCGGTCTGCCGCCCCGGACGGCTGGCTCAAATGCAACGGCGCGGCGGTCAGCCGCACCACCTATGCCGACCTTTTTGCGGCCATCGGTGCGACATTTGGCGCTGGCGATGGATCGACAACATTCAATTTGCCCGATCTTCGTGGGGAGTTTGTGCGCGGCGTGGACGATGGGCGCGGCGTGGATAGCGGACGGGTGATCGGGTCGTGGCAGGCTGACGAGTTGAGATATCACAACCATCTCGTGGGTCAGGTCATCGGTGGGCGGGGCAGCGAGCAAATATCGCCAATCGTCGGTACTGGATTAAGGGTCAATTACACCGAGTATACAGGCGGAAATGAGAGCCGTCCGCGTAATATCGCGCTCCTCTACTGCATCAAATACTATGGGAATATCATGACGCCATATAGTGATATGGGGCGCATTGTCGAGCCTACGCCCGCTCGGATTGTCTATCAGACCGATCGCGCGGGCCGATATGCTGGAGCCGTCACCGCTGACCCGTCCCCGCTGGAGCCGGGGGCGTATCTGATTCCCGGCGGGTGCGTCGAGAGCGCCCCGCCCGAAATCCTGGTGGGGCAGATGGCGGTGTGGGAGGCGGGAGCATGGGCACTGCACCCGCTCCCCGATGATGAGTTGCGCGCCCTGGCGGTGGCGGTCGATGCCCCGACCGATCCGTCCCGGATCGTCACCGGCTGGCATCCGGCGGTGATCGACGGTCGGATTGTTCAGGTCTGGGACACCCGGCCCGAGACCGACTCGGAGCGCAAGGCGCGGGTCAATGCCCCGCTCTTGGCGGCGCTGGATGCCATCGACGCGGCGACGGTGCGGCCGCTCCGGGCGGTGCTGGCCGCCCAAGCCGCCGGGACGGCTCCCGCCGTCGATGACGTGGCGCGGCTGACCGAACTCGATTCCCAGGCCGCCGCCCTGCGGCTGCGGCTGGTGTCGTGATGCCGCTGTCTCTCATCCCCGATTGGGCGCGTGCAGCCGGGGCTGCACTCGGTCTTATCATCGCCAGTGTCTTTGCCGGGCGGCTCGCGTGGCATGCCGATCAAGTCCGCCGGGGGCATCGGCGGCTATGGTCGCGGGAAGTACTGCTCGAACTGCCGACCATCGGGGCGATGGCCCTGTTGACGTGGGCGCTGGTCGATTATCTCACCCTGTCGCCCGGTCAAGCGGCGGGGGCCGGGGTGGTCCTGGGCTGGCTCGGCCCGCGCGGGCTGGAGATCGTCGTGGTCCGGGTCTGGCGCTCGCGCACAAGCGCCGTGCCGCCAGCGCCTGGAGCCGGGACGGGGGCGGGATGATGGATGATGTCCCGCCGCCACGAATCGACGCCTATGCCACATGGCATCCCGAAGACGGGTGCCGCATCCATAGCGACGGGCGTCCTATCAGACTGCCCGCCGCTCTCAATCTGATCGAGGTGCTGGTGGCCTATGTCCGCCACGCCACGACCCATCCGGAGACACCTAAGCATGACGACGTATGACGTGCTGGCGCTGCGGCGCGAGCTGATCCGCGACGAAGGTCTCAAGCTCAAGCCCTACCGCTGCACGGCCGGGAAGCTGACCATTGGTGTCGGCCGGAATATCGAGGACCGGGGCATCACTGCCGATGAGGCAATGGTCCTTCTTGACAATGATATCGTTGTGATCGCCGCCGAACTGGACCGCGCGATTCCGTTTTGGCGCAAGCTGTCCGACGCTCGTCAGCGGGCCTTAATCAATATGGCGATGATGGGTGTCCCCCGGTTGCTGGGGTTTAAGCGGATGCTCTACGCCCTGTCGATCGGGGACTATCCCGGCGCTGCGGCCGAGGCGCTCAACAGCAAATGGGCGGGTCAGGTCGGTGACCGCGCGATCCGTCTCGCCGACATGATTCGCCGGGGGTAAATCCCCACCGCTCGCTCCACCATTCCAATATTCATGAGGCACAAATAAATGGACGACATCACTTCTTTCTCGCATCTGGTTTGGGGGGGTATGCAGGATCTGGGCATCGTGGAGACGAGGCATCCACGCACCGGAGGATGCGGATGGGCGAATTCACCAAAATCTCCGTATTCCCAACTCCTTCCCCACGCCAGTATTGACGTGCGCATTCCTCCATCTCATCGAAATAGTAGCTGTCGTCAACTGGATAGCAATACGTCCAGTCGCCGATGTGATTAGGTGTGTCAGTGTATAATAATTCAACTTCATATATCAGCAATGTTCTGCTGTCAGCCCTGTTTTGATATGTTTTGGCAATTTCATAGCTCGGAACCATGTAGCAACATTCAAGCCGACTTGGTTTGTGTGGAAATTCTTTCAGACGAATTTCCTCAAGAACCTTCTCCCTGAAGGCAACTGCGTAATTTCCAAAGTTTGGTTGATACAGACGAACGATCCGTCCCCAATTTCCGGGCTCGATGATGCTACCCGCACGAAGGGGTATAGGGGCACAGTGAAAGAAGCTCTGCATGAGTGCTATCCATTAGTTGAGTAAGTCAAAGCATATGAGGTTGCTTGCGGGGAGTCTACCTGCACTCCGGTGCCGCTGCTCTCCCGACTGACTCACCCCGATTGTCTCGCCGCCCCGATCCCGGAGGCGGTTTTTTTGTGCCCAATGGAGGGGCTTTGATCCATGGATATTGATTTGGTGACAATCCTGACCGCGCTGGGTGTCTCGCCCCAGGTCGCGGCGCTGGCCGTGCCCGGAGTGATCGCGGTCGCGTCGGCTCTCGATGCGGCGATCCCCCAGCCCGCGACTGGGTCGCTGTGGATCTGGCCGCGCCGCCTGCTGTCGTGGCTGGCAATCAATGTCGGTCACGCCCGCAATGCGGCCACCAGGGCAGGGCGGGGTGGAGCCGTTGCCCTGGTGCTGACGGTGCTTGCGGCGGGTAGCCTGTCGGCCTGCGCCGGGACCGGACAGACCGGCGGCACCGAGTGGAGCGCGGCCCAGACTGCCTATGTCGAGATCAAGACCGTGATCGCGGTCGAGCGGGTGGTGGCCAAGACCGCAGCCACCCCCGGTCTATCGGAGGCGGTACGGGCCGATATCCGGGCCGGTGCCCTGGCGCTGGCCAGCGGTGTACGATCCCAGATCGAGGTGCTGACAGCCGGGGGTGATGTTGGCGATCAGGCCAAATCGGCGGCGATTGCGGCGGTGTCCAATCTGATCAGCCAGATCGTCCCTCTGCTCGATGCCGCGCACGGCTCGGATGTCGAGCCTGAGGTGGCGCTGATCGCGGCGGGGGGCGGAGCGCTGCAATCCCTGCCTGCGGTGATCGGCGCGGTGGTCGCGGTCAATGGCGGGTACGATCCCCCGCCCGAGGCGCTCGCCGCCGCCCTGGCCGAACTGGCGACGGTGGCCGATAGCGTCGGGGCGCTCTGA